AGTTTTCTGATAAGAGTTGTTTTATTTCTTTTAAATAGCTTAAAACTATTTCGATTGGTTTATTGATATCATATGAACCAGCATTTCCACCATATAATTCAATTGTTTCATTTTTTGCATTTGAAACAAGTGGTTGAATTTCGTTCATTAAGTTTTCAATTTCGTCTAACGAAGCAATGCGTCTTTTTTGAACGTCATTCATTTCATTTAGTATATCGTCTTCAAAAAGTTGCTTAACTTCTAAACCAGATCCTTTAATTTTTTTAGGTACTAGTTTGTATTTGAATTGTTTTACGTAAGCATTATCTTTTACACCTTCAGGACCAGCACTTGGACCCATTCCTAAAGTTGCTCCAGGACCTTCTTTAAGATTTTTTGTTTTCTTAAATGCTTTTGGAGTAGCATAATTCATTCCTTCACCAGGAGAAAACGAAGCACCACCCATTCCGGTAGCGCTCATTTCTGCTAGTTTCTTGCGAATTATTTCTTTAATTTTTTCCATTTACAGTTTCTAACTCGTTAATTAAATCATAATACTGTAACAAGTCAACTAAATCATTATCGGTAATTTTAGCTGTTTTAGCTGGTACCTGGATGATATTGATGATTTCGTTAATTTTGATTTTGGTTACTTCGTTTTTGGTTTTAGCATTTAATTTAGCTAATTCTTCCTTAATTTCAACTACTTTAGCAGTATAAAATTCTTTTAAACGTGGTTTATTGTCAACCGAAGTAATAAATTCTTTAAGGATTTCTTTTTGACGTGGGTGTAGATCGTTGTATTTTGTATTGAAGTTTTCCAATACCATTTTATATGCTAAAAAGCGAACGTCTTTATCGGCTTTTTCAAATTCACCCATTACCTCATCACGTACTTTATTTTTAGCAATTTTAGCAGCAGTTAAATGCTCTAAAATAGTTACTTTGTTCGTAATAGCTTGATCAGGGTCAATAGTATGTTGTGCACTTGCAATTTCGGTTAATGTGTAAAATGCAGCAAACATTTTATAATTTGGTAACTTGTGATTAAAAAACTCGTTTAAATCGTAGTGTTTTTGAATCTCGTTGATCAAATTATATTTTTGACGTTTAATAGCTCCTCTATTTAATGTTTTAGAAGATTCGATTAATGTATCTACTACAACGTTTGCTTTACCTTCAGTTAATGATGTTCTTTTAAGTAACGTTTCATATAACTTGTACTCACGACCTAATTCCGATTTAACGAAATATTTTTTAAGTATATCTTTAGCCGGGGAATCCTTACCGTCCAGTGTATCTGTGGTGATCTGTCGAACTAAAAGTTCAAAGAGGATACCCGTATTCTTATACTTTGAATGTTTAACTTGCATTCTTGTAAATATTTGTTTATTTATAAATATATAGAATTTTCTTACTCTCGTATCTGTGATTCATCTAATAGTGAATTCCCTCTAATGTCTGATTCAAAAATCATTTGTTTGTGTTGGTTTTTGATATCGTTAAACATTCTCTTGTTAGGATTTGGTTTACCTTTAGTTTCAAGTGCTAATGGACTGCCACCTTTATATTGAGGTCTAATTGAATCTGATTCGTCTCCGTCTTTTTTAATACCGTCGGAACCAATTCTATCTTTTCCAAGTGCATTGTCTTGTGTATTTTTATCGGTTACTTTTTCTGAAGGTCGGCCTAAATCTTTTTCCTCATCATATCCTAAAGGTACTTCAGTAGCTTCATATCTACCTCTACCATATAAAGAAGCTAGATCATGTGGTGTACCGTATGATTTTCCAGTTTCAAGTGGGTCATTACCTTCGTTTTCAATTTGTGCAATACGGAATTTACGTTTAGCATCTTGTAAAAGCAAGTCTCTATATTCATCATATTGATCTTCGCTCAAATGGAATAAGTTTTCATAGATCCAGTCAGTAGGTAGGATTTTATTTTCCATCATTTGAGTGGCTAGGTCAACTTTTTCTTTCATTAATGCTATTCTTTCTTGATCATAAATGATTGAAGGTGTAGTTAATGATAATTCAAAGTTTGTCATACTTTCGTCACGATATCCTTGAGAATATAAGTGAACTAAAGCAATTTTAGTCAATTCAGATACTACAATACGTTGAATACGCTCAATTGTACGTGCAAATCGAATATCTTCAGCAGCTAATGTAGCTTTACCTGTTAAATCTTTCTCATAGCCCATAAACGCTTTTGGAACCTTAAGGGCAGCAAATAATTTATCACGTAAGTAGGTAACGTCTTCAATACCTTGCCATTGTAGACCTGCTAAATTATCAATTTTAGTTGCTTGATCATTACCACGTACTGGGATGTAGAAATCTTCAAGTAGGTTTTGCATGTTGTACTTTAAGTTATAATCACCAGTATTTTGGTCAATATAAGGAGTACGTTTCATTTTGGAAATTGTTTTCTGCATGAAGTTTTCTACTTCAGCAGGTGCAATATTTCCAACGTTAATATAGAAGATACGTTTTTCAGGTGCACGAACAATACGGTGAATTAACATCGCATCCTCCATCATAATATATTGCTTAAATAATTTACGAGCAGGCTCTAAATACGATCTACCATAAGGTAAAAAGTTAGTATCCGTTAATAAACGGAAGTGTGCCATTTCATAATTGTCAAAGAAAATGGCATTTGCTTGATTACCTGAATTTGGTACGTTGTAGTAACCATAATCTGAAGGGGATGAAATACCATCTGGATCAAAACGGAAACGTACTGAATTTGGATGGTCTTTATCATAGCCATCTTGTCTTTCAATATGGAATGCGTTGTAAGGAATTACATTATACACACCAAATTTTTCAGCAATTTCTAGTTTTAAGAAGAAATCACCATATTTCAACATATTACGAATCCAAGGCCATAAGTTAAATTCTACATTTAATACATCATAAAATAAATTATATAGAATTTTTTGTACATCTTCATCAGATGAACGAATTTGTAATACCTCACCCATGTCATTACGTAATGTACTTTCATCCGCTAAAATATCTAGGGCAGAAGCAATGATAGCATCTGTATCCATTGAATCATATTCGGAATAAAGTGTGGGGCGTAAAGTTTGGTAATTAAAGCTACTTTGATATCCATAAATTGAGGTGTGTGAGTTAGTATAGATACGATTAAATCTATCTACTAACGCATTAGTTTCATATTCACCTGAAACTTGGATTTTGTTTATATCAAATACTTTTAACTGGTTATCTCCTTCATTTCGGATGATAACATCGGTTGAAAATAGTCGTCTTAATCGTGAAAATAATCCTGTATCTGCCATATTTTAGTTTATATAAGCCAAGAAATGTCTTCTTTGCCGTTTGAGTAAGGGTTGTCTATTTGAAATGGGTTATTGTTATACTTATCAGCATAACTAGGCCCATTGGAATAACCTCCAGCATATGTGGTTTTGGAATTACCAATACCATTTAACATACTTTTAGTCATTTCCATATTATTTGCTCTTAATTTAAATGCAGTATCACGTAAGTAACAACCAATACAAAATGCCATTACTAAGTCATCATTGTATCCTGATTGAGCTTCTGCTCTACCGTTTCTCCATATAAATACTTTCATTTCCTCTAATAGGCGAGCTGAATGAAAAACAACTGCTTTATCCATAACAGCTTCTTGGAATTTTCCAATTGCTATAGGACGAGTTGTGTTTGACATTGTAAAACCTGGGGTCATTTTGCTATGATCCATGTAAGGATCAAAGAAAGTATCTACATTATTTGTTCCACCTTTTGGTGAGTAATAAAAATTTTGATAACCTCTGTCTAAAATGGTTTGTACGGTTGACCAACCTACGCTTTGATTTTCGACTGCTAATAAGGCATTGTTATATTCCGTTGCAATGCTTGCTAGTAAATGTCCATAATCTTTTGTATTAATTTGGCCCTTATATTCACCTACCTGAGTGAATGTTTCAACATCAAAGATGTGAAATGCCGAATAATCCTTGCCATCGCCACGCGCTACATCAGCTACGATCAGATAACTCCTCGAATAATCCGCTGGTTCCCAAATCCATAGGTTTTGATCAATACCACGTTTTTCTAGAGGTTCTTTCACGTGAAATTGTTCGTAAAAAGTAATATCTTCTGGTGTAAAGACTGTATCACCAGATGTTGTAAAGTCACAGTCACATTCCTGTGCTGCCATTCGAACACCTAAATCTTTATCTTGTTGATCTCTCCATGATTGATCTCGTTCAGGGTGAACTTCCCAAGGTAATCTAATAGGTAAGAAACTATTATCACCCATTTCAGCAGCAACCCACGTTTGATGAAACCAGTTACCTGTACCATAAGGTGTAGATAATGCAATACACCCACCACCCGTAGCTAAGGTTTGTTGAGCTGAGGCCCAAATTTCACCAATGTTGTGAATGAAGGCAGCCTCATCTATGATCAACAAAGAAACGGCTTCTGATCGACCTGCATCACTTGAAGCACCAACTGCTTTAATTTGAGATCCATTTGGCAGTCGAAGTGTTAATTTATTTGCTTCGTCGGGTTTGTTTGCAAATTTTAACCAGGAAGGTAAGCTTTCATACATGAATTTTACCTTGGTAACCATATTTTTAGCAGTTTCCTGTTTTGTTGCAATACAGAGGATGTTTTTATCTTCATGGAAGATCATCATCCACAGTGAATAACCTGCGGCTAATGTTGAGATACCTAACTGACGAGATTTAAGTACTATTGAGTATGGATTCTCTTGAAATAGGGTAAGTACTTTTTCTTGGAATGGATAAAGGTTAAAAGGCATTCGTCCACGCTTCGGGTGCTGGATCTGGCAGTATTTTTTCATAAAATATGCCGGTGATTGGGCACACTTTATATACTCCTCGCGGACGACTTGTTTTAAACTTTTTTCTTCCATTATTTAACTGCCACCAATGTAAGAATAACAAGTAGGGAAGCCACGAATCCTCCACCCAACCATTTAATTCCTTTCTTAAGGTTTGTATTTTTATTGGTAAGGTCAGTTACGTCTTTTTCAAGACCTTTAATTATTGTATCTTGTACAGTAACAACTTTTTCATAGTCTGCTACTTGTTTGATATAATTTTTTTCTTTAGCTATGTAAATATTGATTGTGCTATCTTTGGCGTCAATTTTTTCATTTAACTGCCATACCATTTTGTTTATTACTTTCAATTCAGCAATAGCAGAATCACCTCGTGTGAGGTCAATTGCAATTGATCGTGCTTTATCGTGTGAAAAACAAATTTTATCTGTAACGGTCTGAGAAAAACTGTTCGAGCTCAGAATTAGAAGCACTAGTAAGATCTTTAATTTTGTTGCCATAATATGTGCGTGTTTGTTGTAGCTCTTTTTCGGTGTGTTTAATTTCTATATTCAATGAATCAACAATATGATTTTGTTGAGCAAGTTGTTTATTTAAAACTTTTTGACCAAATTTTAATAATTCAATATTATTTTTTAGTCGTTTAATTTCTTGTTTTTGTTTAGCATATTTGTCAGTTGGTGTAGGTTTTTTAACATCACACTTAACTAAAAATACTAGTAACAATAAAAGTATCCCACCTATGATAAGATGGGATAACTTTAGTTGGAATGTTTTATTTTGGATCATTAAATATTAACTT